TATCACGGATCAAAATTTAAGTAGTAGTTATCACCGTCGAATAATAACCGTGGGTCAGTTGTACTAGTTACTTCAACAATCGTTTGAATATTATTTATAACCTTTTTAACAAACACTTTTCCATCAACTGTATTAATAGCGATATCTCCTAGAGCTAATTGATTAACTGTAGGTACACTCCCAGATACTGCTATAGTCCTTATTTGTGGCATTAATTTCTGTATGTTGTAAATACATCTAGTATTGGGTCAACGACTTTATGTCTATGGTTTTGTTTTAATGCTACAACCTTTACTCCGGAAACTTCTAACTCCAACTTTAAAAAGAAGTCAAACCCGGAATCTTTCTTATCTCTCAAGTCACATTGAGACATATCCCCACAAAATACCATCTTAGAATTAATACCTAGACGGCCTATCATTAACTCTGTTTGTCTCATAGAGGCATTTTGGGCCTCATCAATTAAAACAAAGCAATTGGTGAATGTATTACCTCTTAAGAACCCGAAGGGAGATACTGTCACAACCCCTTCTTGTACTAACTTATCAGTTTTTTCTTTTCCAATGAGTTCATACATTATATTATAAATAGGGGAAGTAAGGTAGGATAGTTTTTCATCTACGTTACCTGGTAGATGTCCAATATCCTCACCGGCTGTTACATAAGGTCGAGCAATAATAATCTTCTCGATATCTTTGTTAAATAGCATATCTAGGGCTACCTGGACTCCTAATAACGTTTTTCCGGAACCGGCTTTGCCTTTAATGGCCGTAACATCGTGAAGTAGAATTTCTGCTTTTGCTTTCTTCTGTTCTTCATTTAAGGTGATTCCAAACTTAATTGGAGTTTTAGGTCTTCTCTTTTCTTTGAAAACTTCTGCGCTGTGATGATCGCTTGCCATAAATTTATTTACTTATAAATAGAATGTAAAAAAAAAGCCTGGATTTCTCCAGGCTCTTCTTTAAGTTTAATCTAAGGGTTTAGATTACAAGCTGTTTAGGCCGCTTACGTAGATCTTACCGTAGAATTCAGGACGAACCATTTTCTTAGCGTATCTAGTCAAAAGACCTTTTCTTGGTACGAAGGTATCAGGATCGTACACCAAAGGAGTCATGATCAATGGAATGTAAGGAGCGAATACCGCACCAGTTTCCAAGAACTGAGAACCTTTGAAGCCCATCAAGATGGTGTTTTCCTTCATGTAAGGGTTCTTGTAGATGGTGTATCTGTTGTTGATTTGACCCATCTTCTGTACACCGAAAGCATAGCTAGCTACAGTAACGTCACCGTTAGAAGTAGAAGCGAAGCCTGGGATACTTTCCAAGATAGTAGCAACTGTTGGAGATACAACGCAGAAGTTAGCACCGCCACGCAAAGTTCTCTGGTGGATGATGTTAGACAATTTCTGCATCTTAGTTCCTAAAGTTTGGAACCATTGACCTTGAGTGTTGTAGAAGCCAGTCTGTGAAGTAGTTGAAGGGAAATCAAATCCGTTAGCATTAGCAGCGTTGTAAACACCGTTGTTTAATGCAGTCCAGTACTCGGTACCAGCAGCAGCTGATTCGATCAACATATCTAAGATTTCTAAGTCGATTTCCAAAGAAATGTACTCAGACATAACAGCAGTCAATTCAGCTTCAGCATCCAAAGAATGGTAAGCGTTCAAATCTTGAGCGAATTCAGGAGTCCATTGTGCTTTCAATTTCTTGGTTTTAGCAACGATGGCTTCAGATCTCATCTGAACGTTGATCTGAGGGATAACGATTTCAGAAGCAGACTCAGCGTTAGGAACAGCGTAAGAAGCACCAGCTTCGAAGTCGCCTCTTGCATTGTCTTTAGTCAACTTGTTGTATTCTACCAACCAAGTAGCAGCAGCAATGTAGCTAGCACCTGAACCAGTGAAGAAGAAGTTGATTACGTTACCGCTCAATGTAGTGAACTCTTGTAACAAAGTAGAAACAGTGTAAGAGCCAGAGCTAGCTACGAAACCTCTAACTGCTAAAGGATCTAAATCAGAAGAGATAGAAGCAGTAGGGATAGTTACTTTCTGGATTCTACCGCCGGCTACAGAAGCAGAGTATTCTGAGCTAAAGTTAACGTCTGCAAAAGAAGCAGATGCGATAGCGTAGTTAGCAGCAGAAGAACTTACAGAAGAAGAGAATTGGTTAGTAGAGTAGGTGAAACGACCAGCTCCGTATAGACCACCGTTTGAGGTGTTACCGAAGTTAGCAGAAGAAGCACCATACATAGAGTCACCTGAAGTGAAAGGATTCTTAGTGGTACCGTATTGGAAATCCAAGAAGAATACTAGACCTGAAGGAAGGTTCATAGGCTGAACTGAAACGAATTCTTTAGCAGCGATCTGACCAAATACCTTTCTTACCAAAGGAAGAGCGATACCAGCCCACTGTTCACCTGTACCAGTTGTAAAGCTAGCACCAGTTCCAGTTTGAGATTGCTCAATAACCAATTGCTTGGCTTGGTTCTCAAGGATCATTGACATGTTGTTCTTTTCAGTTTCGCCGCCCATACCTTCTAAAAGGCCGGTAGCGCCCCATTTCTTTGACAATCTGGCAGCGTCAGATTGCAAACTCTGCCAGGGGTTAGCAGATTCGAGTAATTGTTGTACGTTAGACATTGTATTAATGTGTAGTATTTTTATTTTTTATAAGCCTGCAAGTTTTTTCATTCTTTCGAATATCGGATTTACTTCTACCACAGGCTGTTTTGGTGAAGATCCGATTGTTTTTGAAGCAAAACCTTTGCTTTCTCTTACCAACTCTTTCTTAGCGACTTTTTCCAAGCCTTCATTTAGAGTTTCGAATACTAACTTAACTTCTTTTACTGACTCAGCTTTGTCAAAAGCAGTTAATACTTTAACTTTTTGAGTTTCGGTAAGGTTTTTAGCCTTGAAAATTTTGTTAGTGTAAAGAAGTTTAGAATTTAATAAGTTGATCTCATTCAATTCTGACTTCAGTGTGTTGATAGTGTCAATAGCTTCAGCTAATTCTTCTTCCATGTGTCTCATCTTTTCAGTTTCTTTTTTTTCATGGTCTCCCTTAGCTTCTTCCATAGTTGGCATTTCGTCTCCTGCAGGCATTTCTTCAGGGCCTTCTTCAGGCTCTTCCATAGCACCAGCTTCGTCTTCCATACCTTCGTGGCCGGCTTCTAATTCACCAGCTTCGATCATTTCGTCTACCACTTCTTCAATGAATTTCTTCAAGTCCTCTTCAGTCATGTCTTCAAGATCGATTTCAACTTCATCCTTTTCTTCTTTTTTGCCTTCTTCGTCCTTTTCTTCGCCTTCTTCTTCTTCAGATTCTCCCTCTTCGGTTTCTTCTTCAGCTTCCATTACAGGCTCTTCGATCTCTTCAAGCTCTTTTAAAAGCTCTTCAAGTTCGTTTTCGGTCAATTCAGCGTCTTCAGCTTCGTTTTTCATTTCGTCTTCGTCTTCTTCCATGTTCATCATTTTTCTTTCGAACATTTCTTTTAGATGTGGTGTGAAAGCCTCCTCTAATGCAGCTTTTGCATTAGTGATAGCGACTTCCTTTACAGCTTTTGCATCAGCAATAGCCTCTTTTAACAAGTCTCTGTTTGTCATTTTCCTAATAATAGTTTTTTTTTGGAAATACGCTTATTAATGAGAGCGTAATAATTATTTTGTAGAGCGTTTTGGTACCACATTAATCGTAGCACATACAAATATAAATATACTTACTTTTACCAAAAAATAAGAAACCCTCCTTTTTTAAGGGAGGGTCAATCAAGGGATACTATCCCGAGAGGGGTTAAAATATTGGACAGCTACCATGAGCACATAAGATCTCTCTTATGATTTCATTAGCTTTATTGTAATCTTTTAATGTTTTATCTAAACTTTCATACAAAGGCATCATCCAAGATCCTGGATTAGATGGAGTGGATACAAAATCCCAGCAAAGTAGATCAAAATCATCTTGAACTTCTAATGTTTCTCCCATTTGTTTAACTGAGCCCATTCCTCTAGATGATACACCAACGGTGATACCGGAGTTAATAAGGGCTTGTAAGATATTTCCAGAGGGTGTAGGTAAGATTTCAATCTTGCCCATAATGTTATCGCCATCCCACCAAATATCTTTAATGTTATGACATACATTTTTTAAGTTAATAACTGTAGATTCGGGGTGATCTAACTCACCAACCGCTCTATTTTGTTTAACAGAATCCATGTACTTGTTGATTTCTCTATCCCAAAGTTTTTTACTGTAGTATCTTCCGTTACCGTTTTTTACTTGAGCGGTAGCTAAAATACCTTCTACCAGTGGTAAGCCAGTACTACCTTTAGCTTCTGAAAGTTTTATAGGTGTTGGCTGAAAGGATATAGTTTCAATAAGTAAGCTCTTATCCATTATCTTAGTCTTAAATTCTTTCTGGTAATCAACTCTCTAACCATTCCACTCCAAGATTCTGTCTTAGTTTTTGAATGTGCTTCTATCTTCTTGGTAAGCTCTTCTTTTTCAGTAGGGCTTAGCTTTTTCATAAACTGAGTTTTAAAAGCAGGATCGGCATCCATTTGCTTAACGTATTCTTTGAACTTCTCTGGATTGCTATCGGCCATCCGCAACATCATTGCAGTGGTTGGCATACTAGTAGCATCTACTTCTAATACAGGACTATCTTCAAGAACGGTATCTTCCATCATAGATTTATCCTTCATTCTCTTAGCTGCTCTAGCTTTTTGCTTTTCATATAGAGCTTTCTTCTTCTCTAATAAGGCAATATCTTTCTTAAGTCCTTTTACTGCTTCCTTATCAACGTACTTAGCCACTTGGTCACTCTCAGTCATAGTCATTTCATTCATAAGTTCGTCAATTTTTTCTTGAGCTTTGGTAATTCTATGATCCCAAGCAGCTACTTCACCCATCTTTTCAATTTCTTTGATGTGCTTTTCAATATCTCTTTTTTTAGCTTCTGAAAGTGTTTCATGCTTTGGGGTGTTGATTCCTTTCATTCCCTGTCTTACTTCTTCTTCATCTTCGGAACCTGCAATACCTGTCATATCTAATTCATCTAATTCATACTCATCAGTTTTATCATTAATTAAAACTCCATTTTCATAAGATGCAATTGTTTTATCACTATCGTACCAGTCAGCAATACTAAAAGTACCGTCTCCACTATCTTCTATGTGTTGAACGTATCCGTTACGGCTCTCTTCTTTAGCTTGCTTCATAGCATCTCTTAAAGACATTCCAGACCCTTCAGAAATCATTCCTTCCTTAACTCCTAATTTTTCAAAGTTTAATAGAGAGTTTGCTAGGTATTGATCTAATCTACCTTTAGTATTAATTGTCGATAAGTTGAATAACATTTGCTTTTTAGTCGCAGGGTTCATTCTACTTCCTTCAATAAAAGTAAGAAATTTTTGTTTAGCTTTTTCAAAACTAGGCTCTCCCCAAACTTCTGGTGCTAGTCTTTCTAGAGTTGATTTGATATCAATAGTATCTGCTATACCTTTAACTTTGTTAGGAAGCATTTTTCTTCTGTACTCTTCTTCTCCTTCTTCTAAAGATGAACCGGTTGCTTTTTCGTAAGGAGGTAAATCTTGTTCTGTATAACCTAAATAACTTCCGTATTTCAAAGCAGTTTTATAATACTCATCTGCTTTTAAAAAGTCTCCTTCCCTATAAGCTTTAAGGCCTTTGTCGTAGTTGTGATAAGCTATCTGCTCATTTTTTTGATCAGCTTCATAATCTCCATCAGAACTTCCGTAGAATACTTCTGTTACTTTCTTTTCTAAATCAGCAATTTTCTTTTCTAATTCTGCTTTTCTTTTTAATTGCTTTTCACCTGTTGGTTTAGTTTTATTAAGCATATTTAATTCTGATTTGTAGATTTTTAAATCAGCCTCATCACTATGCTTTGATTCGTTTAATTTAACAGGTTCCATTCCAGATGATTTGTATTTACCTGTTAATTTTACTTTAGGTTCAATACCGAGTGCGTAGTTACCATAAATATCTTTAGGTAGACCGGGGTGTTCTGATTTGTATCCTAAGCCTTTAACTCCGAATTCACCGTCTTTAACGTAGAATAAAGGATCTTTCTCAAGGTTTTTAACTACGATTGCTTTGATCTGGTCTTCAGTCTTTTCAGCATGCTTAGGATCTCTCATTTCAACATAATAACCCTTAAGCATTTCTGCTGTAGAGATGTTATTGTTGTTCTTCTCCTTGTAATCATAGCCTTTAGTTTCCATCTCTTCCACTGTTTCATCAGTTTCTTTAAGTTCAGCTTTAACATTTTCGTTAAAGATC